CACATAACTTGGTCCTTTGGCGTCCGCCCAATGATCGCCGACTTGGCAGCCCTATTGGACTTCCATGATGCTGTGCAAAATAGGTTCCTCATGTTGAGGCGCCTGCAGCAACAAGGTGCGATCAGGAGAAGGTTTTTGCTAGGTGTGGACGAAATTCCCAAATTTGCTTATGGGAATGAGACATATCTGGAGTCATCTCCAGCTATTGTCAAAGTCCAGCCGTACCTTAAGCTAACAAGGAGTCGTTGGGCTACCGCAAGGTGGCACATCGACACGAACGCATCTCTCCCTGAAACTTTCAGTGAGCAGGTATGGCTTGCCCGCCGTCTGACGGTGGGCATAACCAAGTTCGAAATGCTTAAGGCTCTGTGGGAGCTAACTCCTTGGAGTTGGCTCGCAGACTGGTTTAGCAATGTTGGCGCATTCCTTGACGCCAACAACAATACGCTACCAGTACACCTAGATGGGCTATGTCTCATGCAGCGAACGACGTCTGAAATGACGTACAAGCTTGTTCGCCTAGACTGGTTTGTTACAGCTCACAATGTTGAAGCTGTCAGCCAGAGAGAGATCAGGAAGACACGAACTGTAGTGCCTACCCTGTTCGCCCAGTTACCTACGCTGCCGTCGTGGCCGGCCCTTACGGGCCATCAACTCTCAATCCTAGGGTCGCTTGCTGCCCTGAGATTGGGCAGCATACGCGCATTCACGCGCTTACTTTCCTAGGAGATTCCTGCTATGTCTTTCGCTGAGCCGATTACACTGACCGTCGATTCTGTGGCCCTTGACTTTCAATGTCAGGACCAGGAACGGGGGCGTAATGCCTCCACGTGGTTCCATCAGGGCGTCGGTTACGAGGTGACTTTGAAGATCAGGCATACTGATTTTGCCGCCACTGCTACCAAGAACGCAATGCGTCGACACAATGTCGAGTTGACGCGTACGATCTACGAAACCGTAGATACCTTGGCTGACTTCGAGAAGGACTACTACACGTTCGAGCGAAAGCCCGGAAATGTTGATGTCCTTTTCACCGGAGGACTGCTCGCCTGGTTGGCGACGTCACCGGTGCTGACGAAACTGCTTGCTAGCGAATCTTGATTATTTCCGAGGCCCATACGGTTCAAACTATCTTATATAGTAGTTTCCCGTGATGGCCCGGTGCTCAGTTTGAGCCTCAAGACCGCTACGCTGCATTTTCAGTCGGAAGTCGTGGCACCGCGTAGGGTTAAACCTATACGGGTCTTCACACCTCTCGACAACATGTGGCTCAGCACACAGCATAGATCCATTCCGTTAGGAAACTAACCAATGGTGAAAAGCTATGTGCAGGAGATCGGAGTTGTATGCAAGGCACTCCTTACGGATGCCAAGCTGCAATTTCCAAAGCTGTCCGCAGAGTTTGAGAAAGATCAGACTCGCTTACTATCGGCCATCGCGCACAGAGGTTTAACTGCAGTGATGCAGGACCTCCCAGCGTTGTGTCACCACCTTGACCAGGCGGTAGACACACAGTTGTACACTCCAAGCAAGCTCCATTTAGGAGCTTGCGCTAGTAGGAGGATAATAGTCCCGAAATTATTCCGGGGGCTATATCTACGGCTGTTTGATGGTCGAACAGGGG